ATATCATCTTCTAAAAGACCTTCATATATTGATCTCGATTTTTCAACAACGATATTGTGGAAAATCTCTTCAGCCGCCGCTTTGTCGTCGGCAACTAGTTTTTCAAGCATTTGCTCGAATTTACTTTTGTCTGACATTGTTTTTCTCCTATTAACGTTTATATGATAAGACTGTCTGTTATTATTTACACTTTTATTAATAAAACGGGCCGATAAAGGGCCAATAGGTCCCTTTTGACGTCAAAATTACAGGTGGTACTGATGTTTGAACTGTGATACAGTCATTTCGCTGTAATTTGTGTATTTTTTAAGGTCTTCTGCTGGAAATGTGTGACCTGCATCTGGTATCACCCTGCAAAACTTCTTGAGACCGTTCTTCTGTAGTATGATTGCTGTTTGCCTGTTCCAGTTGCCATGGTATGTGGCAACATCAGAGTTCTTTTTGTAGTTGTCTGTGTCACCGTAGATGTTGTTTAGTTTGCCTTGCTCTGTGCCTAGGAAGTCAAATCCAAGCAAATACACCATTTGATGGTTATGTGAACAACACAACCATAGTGCTGTTGGTCCAGATGACCAACCAAGGCTTGGTTCAAAGTAGTTTAACTTCTTAAATTTCTTGTATGCTCTGTTGGGATTGGTCCAAACGGGCATTCTCAGTTGTGCACCTGCCTGACATATCTCGTTTACCATCTTGGCATCGACTGCCACAAGGTAATCTGGTGTGTGTGATCTATAAACGGCGTTGCAGGCATACACTTTGCCTATTTTTTTAAGTGGATCGAAAGGTATAGGCTTGCGACTGAGACCATTGCCCAATACAAAAGCAACGGACATTTATTATACCTCTGGTTGGTTGGATGCGCCGTACATTTGTCTCACAAAAACAAGTTCTTTTTCTTGTTCGTCTTTGTGGAATTCACCGGCTTTACGTGCTTTGTTGATCTGTTTAAGACTTAATCTTGTTTTACGTGTGTCATCCATCTTAATGATTGACTGATCTTCGCTTGGGTCGTACTGTTTTTGTTCGCCTGGTTGCGTAGAAATCTTATCGAAGTAAAATAGTTCACGTAATATCATGTTAATATTTATGTTCCTGGCGCTGGAGTTGGTGGTGTACCGCCTCCTGTTCCACCTGCTGGTGTCTCTGGTGCATCTGTGCCTGGTTCTGTTGCTGGTGCTTCTGGTTCAGCCGCATCTAAGTCAGCATCTATACCTGCTGTGCTGATTCCAGCACTTCTTAATTCAGTTGCTGATGTTGTAGGCTTCGCTTTGATGTTCTCGTCGTTCTCTTCTCTCCATAGTTTTTCGTTTTCAGCCATCTCTTCTGGAGTAAGTCCTAAGAATCTTTGTAGTGCATAACGTTTGCTAACATAAGGAACAGTTGCAATCTGTGTGTATGTACTAATTCTGTTGTTGTCTACTTCTGCTTGTCTGTAAGATGCAAAGTTCATTGGTGGTTGGAACTTGATATCGAACATCGCAACATCAATGTTCACACCTTTTTCTATCAAATACTGTTTGAACTCTTGATTGAATTCATTAGACACTAAATTTTGTAATCTTTCGCAGTATTTGTTGAATCTTAATTCCTGTATGTAGGCAGTTCCTACTCTACCATCGTTGTATTGGCTTTGTCCATCGTCTGCTCCTGTTGGCAAGTATGAACTAGGTATACGTAAACCTCTTAATAGTTTGTTTGTAAAGTACTTAAGGTCATCTATTTCACCTAAGTTAGTACCACCTGGTAGTGTTTCTACTTTAGAACCTCTTCCTTCTGCTGTTTGTGGGAAGAAGTAGTCCTCATTAATTGATAAAGGATTGTAACTTGAATCAATTACGTTTGTTCCTCCACCTGTGCTTGACGGAATACGTCTTTGGTGGATCTCAGTTTTAACTCTTTCTACAAATTGCATTGCCAAGTGCGATGGCATATTACCTACGTCTATGTAAAACACACGTCTTTCAGGTGCTCTTTGTACTCTATAAATTATAATTGCATCTTCTAATAGTTCTTTTTGTTTGTAAACCTTAAACACACTCTCTAAAAGACTGTTTCCAAAAGGAAAGTTCATGTCTAAACCTTCACTTAAACTTAAATGGAACACGTGTTCGGCGTTTACTGCTATCTCTCTTTGTCCTGTTGCAAATCTTGTGCCTGGTGAATCTTGATAGTTAGCACCAACCATACCTCTAACCCCACCAGTCAAGTAACCTGAACCACCGCCAGTCACGTTGCCTGTTGTTTGATAAGGAGTTGTTGCTACTAAACTTTTAAAATTAAAGTTGATATCTCTAATAACATATTGTTCAGGAGTCTTTCCTGTGCTTTCGTTTACTATAATTTTAGAAACTTTTGCTGGATCAACATGAAACAGTTTTTTAGTTTCAGGATCTCTTATAAAGAAAGCATCACCAAACTTGAACACGTTACGCATAACCTTAAAGATACGTTTGTTGAAATCGTTTAACTTGCACCATTGGTGAAGATACTGTTCTAGTATCTGTACTTCAGTGTTTGTTGCTTTTTGTTTGTATCCAAACTTAAATGGAGTGTCGTTTTGTGAATTGTTCTGTGTGCAAAATTCTGCAAGTATGTCTAGTGCGGCATTTACCTCACTGTCCATATCCATTACGTTGTATTGTCCATATCTTTCTATCCTGTTTGGTGCACCGCTGTACACATCTGGAAGATATGATGAATAGTTTGTTTTTGCTGGACCTGGTTTGCCTGAAGCCGCTCCGCCCATTGCTGAATATGTTCCGTCTGTTGCGCCTTGCACTGGCACTTCACTAAAAAATTTTTTCCAACTCATTATGTATAATCTCTAATTTCCGAAGTAGCACCTGATGTTATTTTTGCGTATCTGTTTCCTTGGTCAAGTACCATCAAAATCTGCTCCATTGTTGTATTTAACTGTTCTAACTTGTCTCCTGTTGCAGAGCCGGATGCTCCGATTGAACTTGATAATCCTGTTCTAATACTTTGCATACCTTCTCCGAGATCGGATAAACTTTTAGCATACACGTCAATCTTGTTTTTGTCAAGATCTTCAAGCATATTATTGATATTTTTGGCAAAGTTATCTGTTCCACCGCCAAAAAGTTTACCAAAGAAGCCTGATACAGCACTTACGGTACCTCCACCTGCCATCGCCACCATAGCACCCGACAGTGCCAAAGTACCTTTGGCTACCTGTAGAAGGTTGCCACCATCTACTTCACCTATTCCTTTTAATCCGTCAGCAAATTTGGCTAATGCGCCTCCCATCAAGAAAGTTGCACCGGCAATACCTGCTCCAATTGCCGCTATCGACAATCCTAAATTTGTCGCGCCTAACAACACTGCCGGATTGGCAAATGACATCATGCCGCTTGATAATCCTTTAAGTCCACCTCCCATGCCGGCTAACATTCCGCCACCGCCTGGACCCATTTTTTGCAAAGGCCCCATGAAAGTTTTTTGTGGTCCACCGCCACCACCGGCAAACATACCTTTCACGCCGCCAATTAATGCTTTTCCACCTTTGTATGCAACAGCACCTCCGGCTCCTATTCCAGCAAGGCCGGCTATTGCCGCAATAGTTGTTTTTGTTGTATCACTTAAATTGTTAAATGCGTCTGATACTCCTTGAACTTTGTCTGCAAGGAATTCTACACCTTTAGATAATTTTCCTATTAATAAATCTGTTAAATTCTGGAAAGGTACCAACAAGCCTTTAAATGCTGAACGTAAATCTTCACTTGCTTGATCAAACATTTTCGCACCTTCTGTCGAAGCCATACGCACTTTTTGATCTGCTATGATTGAATCAGTGCTTTGGTTCAAGAATTTTCTAAATTTAATTGAGTCAGCCGCTATGTTGAAGAATTCGTTGCCCACACCTAACTGAGTTGCAATTAATTTTTTATTAGCCTCGTCCATGTTGGCAATTTCTTCACCGTTTCTCGCTAATGCTTGAATGAACATATCACTTGCACCAGGCACACCGTCTCTCAATGCCGCGACTGCTTCTCGCACACCATTCACAGCAAAGATACCTACTTGTTCTCCACCTTCTGGAAATCCTTTTGCAAGTATTCCTGTAACAGCATTAACCATTTCAGGCGCCGCCGCCTTAACCCTTACCATGGTTGCTTCTATTTCATCATTCGAAATCAAACGTAATTCCCTCGCATCTGCTACTGCTTGGAGTTCCGCTTTGACTTGATCCCTTTGTAAACCAGTCAGTTTGGATAATTGATCCAAACGTAATAGATATTCTTGCGAACCAGTTACCAGTTGTTGGTTGGTCATTGATTGAGATCTACCTAATGTTGTTTGCAAAGTTACGTAGTCCGCGAAACCTTCAGTAATGTCTCCCATACTGAAGCCAAGTGCAGTTAAATTCTGTCTAAAGTTGCTTTGTGTCAATCCTGTGATAATCTGATTAAATCTTCTTGCACCTACTTCTGCATCACCACCGAAGCCTGCAAGTGCCACATTGGTGCTGGCAAGAGCCGTTGCTAATCTGTCAAGATCAATGCCGGCCTGACCTGCTGTAAACCTTAATTGATTTACGTTGTCTGAAGTATTGGCTCCAATGGTTGCCAATGTTCTAAATACATCAACGTTTTCAAATACAATAGCAGAAAGATTTGCAATGGCCTCAACCAACACTTTGTTGAAACCTGACATCGAATATGATACTTGACTTAATCCTTGTATCAGACCATCTGCACCTTTGGTCACACTGTTGAAACCAGTGCCAGCCGCGGATAAAAATTGATTGAAGTTTATTTGTTTCTTTTTGGCTTTTTCAGTCTCATCTCTTAGACCCATGAAAGACTTACGCACCTTGTCCTGTGCGGCATTTCTAGCATTAGGGTCAAGTGATGCTAATATTTTTTGGGCAGTATCTTCCGTAGCAGGTCCTTTGCCTTTTGCAAGGTCACCTACTATTCTGTTTATATCTTCTTCGTTTAATGCCATATTTTGGTACCGATACTGTATTTAATGCCAATCATTAAGTACGCAGTTAATATGCTTTACTAAATATTAGCAGTTTAAAACTTTATAAACAATATTTATTGGAAAATTTATGTCACAAGAACAAATAGGTACAAACACAAACCCACTTAAAAAATATTACAGACAAGTCAAGCAATTCGTTAAACTTCCAAGCGGATACAAATTTTATCCTCAAGGAGCAATTGAAGTGCCTGAATCCGGCGAGGTTGGTGTGTATCCTATGACAGCAAAAGACGAAATGCTACTTAAAACTCCGGATGCATTGTTGAATGGCGAAGCGACTGTGACTGTGATACAAAGTTGTATACCAGCAATTAAGAATGCTTGGGCAATGCCGTCAATAGATTGTGATGCGGCATTGATGACAATCAGAATGGCAACCTACGGCAACAAGATGACAGTGCCAATCACTGTGCCTGGCACAAAGATTCAAAAAGACTTAGAACTGGATTTACAAGAAAGTCTAGCAGGCATACTAAATGCAAAATACAATGAAACATTCTTGTATGAAAATATGGAGGTCACAACAAAACCTTTGACATACAAAGAGTTCACTGAAAGTGCGATACAGACATTTGAGCAACAAAGGATACAAAAAATTATAGATGACACCAAAATGAATGATGAAGAAAAAGTCAAACAGTTTCAAATCACATTTAAAAAATTAACTGAATTAAGTGTGGGCATGGTCGCAAACACAATCAGTTCAATCAAAGTGGACGGACAAACGGTTACAGATGCCACACAAATAAAAGAATTCATAGATAACACTAGCAAAGCATTTTTCAATGCTATCATGGAACATCTAGAAAAGAACAGAGAAGCATTTCAATTGACTCCTCAAACAATAAAATCTTCCGAGCAAGAAATTAAAGACGGAGCACCTGCCGAATATAAACTTCCAATAGCATTTGATTCCGCAAATTTTTTCGCATAAAGATAGTTACACTCGACACATCTGAGATCATTAAACTTTCCAAAGAAATGGAAAATGAAATCAAAAATTTCAAAGCAGAACTGTTCAAGTTGGCTTGGTTCATGCGTGGAGGACTCACTCTAGAGGAAATTTATGCCAGCACACACGAAGACAGAGAAGTAATAGGCGGAGTGATCAAAGACAACTTGGACACAGCCAAAAAGACAGGACAACCGTTCTTTTAACGTATATTGCACATAATATAAAGTGTAAAAATTTCATACCATATCGACATCAAAAAGCAAATATGCTGTTTTAATGACTCAACCAACTGTTCTAAATATTCCTGTATGATAGTTTACACACAAATAACTCGACCCAAGGAGTTAAATGAGGATGACGTGTGGCTCCCCTGTATGAAGACTTATACAGTGGATCACGATCCCGCCACGCCGCAAGGCTTAATCATCACTCACATAGAATCAATCAAACATTATCAACACGCACTGGAACCACTGCTGGATCAAAAGGTCCTCGCCGTAGGCGCCAAGACCTACGATAGGTTGGCGGAGTTGGGATTCAAGAACATCGAATGGAGACACAAAGCGGAAGAACTGCGTATCATGGGCAGGGACCTAGGCACACTGACTTGGCTCCACGGAGACAAGTACGCCAGAGATTTCGGAAAGGTGCAATTCGTGGACGACGTGCAGACTTACGAATCACGTCCTGACAAGGACGCGGTAAAACAGGTTCTGAAGATGGATCCGGATACGATATATGTTTACAGCGATGCTGTCCTGCAAGAGTTGGAAGTCAGGAACTGGAGTCACACAAAGTTGAAATGTGCGAACAGTTGTAATCCTGATAGACAGTTGTGGTTGGACTGTGATACGTTTGATCCTAATGTTTAAGAACGACTGCGTCGTTCTGCTTCGCTAAACGCTCAGCAATTAAGCAATCAACATAACGAAGTTATGTGCCTGCATCATGCAGATACTTGATCCATACTTCACCCGTTAGGGA